GGGTGCCCCTTGGGCAACAGGTCCGTGTCATGCTTGCCGCTACGGAACTTGCCGTTACGCAAGACATACAAGAACGAGTTAACGCGGGCGTAAGCCCACTGCTCAGGACTCTTTACCGTCGGTCGAACAGATCCTGGATTCGTCTTATACGCTCCAATACCTCTTCTAAACACCGCTGATAGAGTGCGTAGATTCGTGCGCTTAGATTCAACATCACCTACCCCTTCGTTGTGGTCTTTTACCTTCTTCTCCAGCCCCTTAGTGACCGAGCTTGATAGAGCCGCTCGGTCAGAGTCTTCATCCACCGCATCAAGCGATTCCTTAACTCTACGAGCGAATGCGAAGCCTGCGTCCCCGCCCCATAGCGCCCAGGCTATACGTCCGGCAGATGGATACCCGTCTTCGCCAGAACTGAACCCCTCGGCCTGCTTATCGACTTCGTGCCTAGAAAAGAACGAGTACATGCGCTTCACCGTGCTAATCGACAGTTCTTTGCGGTTAGATATATCTCTCGCCCTGGCTACACCTACAAGAGTGCCGCCTCGACCATGCTCTTTGCGCCACTCCAGGCCACGCTTTGCCTCCTCGACCATACCGTCAGTAGGAGTGGTTTTGATTTCAACGCCCTTATAAGTAGGCATAGATGTCCTCTTTGTTAAGTTAGGAAAGCTCACCGAGATCTATACTAGACACTGTTGTAAGCCCCGGTGGCCCTTGCTCGCCCTGCGGCCCCTGGGGGCCGGTGGCTCCGTCTTGTCCGGCTGGGCCTTGTATGCCTTGTGGCCCTTGTGGGCCTGCGACAGTTGAGTCTGCGCCGTCTGCTCCGGCTGGACCTTGTATTCCCTGAATGCCTTGCGGGCCTTGTGGGCCTTGCTCTCCTTGCGGCCCTTGGCTTCCATCCCCACTTCCACCCCCGCCGAAATACTGGTTCGTCTGAGTGAAGCGTATCCAGCTTCCGTATTCACCGGGGCGCTTCTCAAAGGCGATGGCTCCGTTCTGTATTCTATGCTGGGGGATGCGTCCCGGCCTTCCGTCCTTACCGCTCTTGCCGTCGCGTCCAGGAGCGCCAATCGGTCCAGCAGGGCCGTCTGGTCCTCGCGGACCCTGCTCACCAGCTTCGCCGAGAGCGCCGGGAATACCCTGCGGCCCGGCCTCGCCTCTATCGCCTCTATCGCCCTTATCGCCTTTGTCGCCTTTAGAGCCACGGTCGCCTTTGTCTCCCTTGTCTCCCTTTTCGCCTTTCTCTCCCTGCTCCCCAGGCGCTCCCTGATCCCCTTTCTGGGCCTCAACGGTAGAAACAAGACTCCCAAGCTTATACAGGCGATCTCTGTAGTCTTCTTCTAGCTCTTTTAGCCTTGAAAGAAAAAGGGCTGCTGCCTGCGACGGCTTCATCAACTATCGCCTTTGAGTGCCTGAATCAGCGCCCTGTTTAACTCCTCTTCAGAGCGTTCTTCATCTGCTGAGATTTCCGTTTCACCCGTCTCCGGGGACACAGGGATGAACTGGGCAGCATAAGGCTCCAGGGCGTATTTGACGCCAAATTGCTCCATCAACGACTTGTCACGCTGTATTTGCGACAACAACTCCTCTACATCCTTGCCGTAGTTAGCCGCAACGTCCTGCAGGCTCAAAATACCGTTCTTTAGGCCCAAAACAGCGGCTGTCATCTCTTTCTGCGGGTCAACCCACTGCCATGCTCGGCCCCTGAACTCGCTTCGAGCCGCAAAACGGTCGTATTCACGCAGCGGGACGATAATTGCGCCCATTTCCATTGTCGAATTAAGCCACTGCTCGTAAATCTTGCGTACAAAGGCGTCCAGGATGAAGGTCTGCATGTTTTTATATGCATCACGCTCTTCTAGGGCACCTTGCCGGATGCTGGAGTAGCTCGTTGACTCCAAATCGTTGCTTATAGAGGTGTAACTGATGCCCAATCCGCTAGCGATGCCCTTTAGGCACGCCTTATGGAAGCTGTCGAACTCGTTTGACGGGTATTGCGGGTCAAATGACGTGAATTCAACGCCCTGGGGTAACTGATGGAACGTGCCCGGCTCTGCTTCCATGATAGGCACTGCATCATCCAGGTCATCAGCGACAAATCCGTCGCCAGACGGGCTAGTAAAGAAGCCCATCTTGCTTGCGCCAACGCGAGCATTGACTACTGCAGCCTCTCGCAGTGCGTGCAACTGCTTCATCGTAGCCATTGCCGGCGCAAACCATGTCTCTCCCCTGGTCTGACCAGCGCGAAGAGGCATGTAAACGTGAATCATTTCCTTGGAAGTCACCCGTATATGCTTGGGCGACTTGCTCATAGTAGTGAAGTCGTAATCGCCAGGGTGATATGACAAAAGGTGATAAGCGATAGGCTTCTTGAAACCGTCTAGCTCTACGCCCATTCGTATCTCGTTGCCGTTGGGCAGCCTCTTAGATAGCTCTTCATCGACACGGTCAGGCTCTATGATCTCCAGTGATATAGAGTCCTGGAAGGTCGCGTTGCGATGAATACGCACAAACGCTTCACCGTCTCGCGCGCACGACTCAATGATGAGCTTCTGAACCTCTAGCCAGGAAAGCCTGCCATCGACTGTGCAGTTCCCTGAACGTCCCCACATGCGCCAGCGGTCTTCTACTGCCTGGTTACCGCTCTCATCCAACTTGCCGTCACTAGTCATAGCCTTGACCTGGAGCGTGAATCCCCGGTCCCCTACAACGTTGTTCTTCAGCAAGGTCAAATATCGCTTTGCGTACTCATTATTGCGAGCAAGATCCCGAGCGCGACTGCGTAATCTACGGATGGCAGGATATAGCTCGCTATCAGCACTTCGTTCAGATGACTTAAAATCATCGAACAGTCTCCCAGTGTTAGCTCCAGCGTATGACCTGGCCTGCGGTGGGAATCCTCTCATCCGTTTGACCGGGGCTTCCTGCTTGGCTTTGAATACGTCAAAGATGCCCATCAAAACCTCACTTTGATTGTTTCATTGCCTTTCTTGCCACGCTTGATGCGTTCTTTATTGGTGTGCTCGGCAACTTCGCGTCGGTAGTAGTCTCTAGCTTCTGTCAATTCAGAGAATGACAGCTTAGTCAGGCTTCTACCGGCAATGGAATAACTGGCTACGTCATCATCCGCCTTGCCAGACAACAACGACTCAATCTTGGCAACCATAATTTCCGCATGGATGCGTGGGTCAGCCTGGTTATCGTCCAGGTCAACCAGGATGTTGAAGTCACCTGAAGCTATAACGATTCGGTTGCTGCTGGATGTCTGCGTGATTTCTAGCTGCCAGTGGTATAAACCGGCCGTAATTAACGCGCTGGTAGCAGAGTTTATAGTGAACAGGTAGCCGTCAGAGACCTCAGTGGCGCTAACGGTGAACTCGGCATTGCCGCCCTGGTGCAACCGGGCAACGTATTGAGCAGAGTATGCTGCAGTAGGATAGTCGGAAACGAAGTCTGTACGCTTCCACTGAACAAAGTCGCCAACGGTGAACTCTTCTGGTTCTGTTGTGAGCGCATTCGCAGAGTCAAATAGGTTAGCCATTAATTACCGCCATGAATTTGCAAACCCCTTACGAGTTGGTGGCACAAAAGACCTTCTGACAGGTCGCTTTGATACTTCTGGTTCAGCGGCCTTAGTTTTATCTTCAGCAATGGCTTGGGCTTTCTCCGCAAAGGCATTGACGTTCACACCGATGATTGCATACGCTGCGTAGGCGTAAACCATGCAGTCCAACGCTTCGTTCCTGGCGCGAATCTTCTCAAACACGCGCTTTTTATATCCTTTGTGGTAGCGAGTCACTACTTTTTCTGCGGTCAACTGTCTGAAATACTCGTCGTTCAGGTGGTCTGCAAAGTGTATGTATCCAGCACCCTGCTCTTGTATTCGCATCCTGGCGAACAACAAGTCCTTTACCGTATCTACTCCAATGCCAAACAGTGGGCATTTAACGACGTTATTCTTACTTGGTCTTCCCGCTATGGGCTTACCTTCGCCTCCTAAGCCTTTGATTGCAAACACTTTTCTGCCGGCGTTTTTCTTGCAATATGTGTACACGGAATTGGTGAAGTGACCGCCGGAGTCAACGCATGCCGCGCGGATTGCGATCTGCCTGCCGCTCTCAGTTTCATACTGCTTGAATAGCTGCGAATCCAGGGCACTCCATAGCTGCGGCGTGGAGGGGTCACCGTACAAAGTGACGTGGTCTATCACCCAGCTTTCATCATCTCGACCAATGCCCAGTATGGTTATCTCAAGACGGTTGTCCTGAACGTCAACACCAGCAACTAGAATCATTGCATCATCAGGGACCGCCGGCATAGGTTCGCGCCTCTCGGCCAACATGTAGTCATCTACAGTCTCGCCGGCATCCGCCCAGGTCTGACCCAGGTATGTGTTTGTCCACACACGCAACTGCTCTGGGCTTTTCTTTACCTTCAGGAAGTCCTTCACACCGTCAGCAAGCGGCGTCCAGGGCGAGTACAGACCGTTGATAGCGAACCCGGCCACACCAGTGAACTCCTTGCCGGCGTGCCACTGACCGTTACGGATAGACCAAACCCGATCAGAATCGCTCCACAGAACGGCGCAGTGGTCGCACATGTATGCTGCGGTCTCTGGCTGATCTTCAAGCCACTTCACGTTAGACCATGTAAGTGTTTGATATTCTTCACAATGTTTGCAGGGAACATAGAACTCGCGCTGGTCAGATTGTTCGTATGCCTCTGCAATACGGCTGTTGCCTTCATTGGTTGGGGTACTAACCATGATGACTTTGCGGTTCCAGAACGTAGCAGAACGCTTGCGTGCCAATTGTATCGGGTCACCTTCTGAGCCGGCAGATGGCGGGTAACGGTCAACCTCATCGCAGAGCACGATGCGTATCGGTCTACTAGCCAGGCCGGACGGGCTGTTGGCTCCCACCATAGTGATAGCGCCGCCTGGGAATATCTTGTGTAGGGTTGTGTTACCTGAGTCGCGGGAGCGCGGGTCTTTTACCTTGCCCCGAAGAGCCGGCGTACTCTTGATGAGACCTGCTGCCACCCGGTCCTTACTGAACGCCTGAGCCATTTCAAGAGTAGGTTGGAGCACCAATATAGGAGAAGGGTCATTGTCAATGTGATACCCCACAATGTTGAGAATAGCCTCGGTTTTCCCAAGCTGTGCTCCAGCCATGACAACAACTTCTTGAATAGTCGAATCAGAGCACGCATCCATGATTCCTCGTTGGTATTCGGCACGGCTTGTGTACCATCGTCCTGGCTCCGCACTACTCTGCGAGTCTAGCCGTCTTCTTTGGTCTGCCCACTCGCTTACGCTTAACCTTGGGGGTGGTCTCAGGGTCTCCATCGCTGACTTCAGGTGCGATACCAGTGGTTTTGGTTGGGTCGGTGCTTGGCTCATAGTTGGATAGTTCCTCTAGCGCCTCGTTGATTAGGTCTTCCAGTATCTTTTGGCAAACACCGGCCTTTGATTCGGTTGATAGTATTGGTGCCCCTTTGGTCGGTATAGATAGTAGCTTAGATTTGAGCGCGCCAAGCACATCGTTCCAGGCGTTAACAACGTCTTCGGCCGGAACAAGCTCTCCACGAACCTTCTCTAATTCTATCTCGGCAATCTGCGCTTCCGCATTTACCTTGCGTGTCCGAGCCTCATCATAGCTCGAACCGATCTTGACGCCGCCAGTGCTAGGCATGCTTTTTCCTTGGTTGCTTTTGGTGATTCTATAAGCTGTTGTTTACATTAGCAAAATTCTATTTCTACGCGAACTTTGCGGCGCGCGACTACCCACGGCAGTCCGGTCGGGGAGTACCTGCTAAGTGCCTGATTTATAAGGGTTTTTTGCCCTTTTCGGGCCTTAACCCGCCCGTTGGGAGATGTTCCGTTTTTCCCTTGCAAATCAATGACTTAGGCGCGTCGGCCGTCATTTCGGCCAGATTGGGACCGATTCGCGGGATTCTCGGCCGGTCGCCGGGATTGTGTCCGGGTTTACGCTGTCACAGCCAGAATTGACGCTGTCACAGCCAGAATTGACGCTGTCACGACAACCAGGGCGACAACCAGGGCGACGACCAGGGGCGACCAGGGCGACAACCAGGGCGACGACCAGGGACGACCAGGGCGACAACCAGGGCGACGACCAGGGACGACCAGGGCGACAACCAGGGCGACGACCAGGGGCGACCAGGGCGACAACCAGGGCGACGACCAGGGGCGACCAGGGCGACAACCAGGGCGACGACCAGGGGCGACCAGGGACGCCATGGGATGGCCTGGACATTTCGACCAGGCACAAAAAAGCCGGGACGTGCCCGGCTTCGTTTGGTTGATGGGTGGCGCTATCGGTCGCCGGTCCATTTATACGGGTCCGCCGCATTCGCGGCCGCATCGCGCGGATTCTTCCGGGAATGGTAAAAATGGGTCGCGGTGTCCCAGCATATGCGCCCGGCGTTCTGCGCGTAGTCTGGCCGCGCCTCGATGGCGCGCTGATATTCCGCGAACCATCGCGCGCGCTCGGATAGTTTGGTTTTGCTAATCATGCTGCGCCCCCCATATTTCGACCCGGTGCCGGTCCATCGCTTCGGCTTGGCCGGTTTCGATGATATACCGCGCCGTCGCCGTCATAGTCCGGTGCCCGTTCACGCACAACGATAGATAGGACTCGGAGACACCGAGCGCGACCGCCACGAATGGCCGGCCGCCGTTCGCCTCAATGGCGGCGTGTAATGTTTCGTCTTTCATTAGATGCCCCCCGTCAGTTGATAAAACGCGATAACGATGAACGCAGCCCATCCCATACCCCCAGCGAACGCCCAAGCGGCCGTGCGCGCCCTCTCCCGGCTTGCGCGTTGAATCTCGGCCCGTATCCGTTCGGATTCATTCCGGCGCGTTTCCGCGAAATCACGCGGCAGGCCGGCGATTTCCGGGTGCCGCTTGGCGCGAAATTTTAGGACCGCGCCCGTCTTGTTTTGGTTTTCCGTTTTCATGCTATGCAACCTCCCTTGTCGCAATGATTTGAGAATCGACAACAAAACCGCTATCGCTATTTTTTGCCGGACCCTTGGCACGCAATCCAATTACGACCGGGCCGGCGTT